CATTGACAACCACAACAGCAGTTGCAATTGCAGCAGCCGCTGGAGCTGGTTTAAAACGGCATCTGACAGCATTGCAAGCTATTAATACAGGTGTTGCTGTGACTGAGCTTTTGATTCTTGATGGAACTACTGAACGGTGGAGATTTACTTTACCAGTGAATGACCCAGTGATTATTCAATTTCCGACTGAGATCACAGCCACTGCAAATACCGCCCTTAACGCTAACTTATCTGTAGTCGGAACTGTTCGCGTGAACTTCCAAGGCTACACTGCACCTTAAGGATATCATGGTTGATAAAGTTATTGTAGATAGTGTTTTTAAATCCGATGATTGTATTTTTGCGAATGTTACAATCTTGAACGGAGCAGACTCAAGAGTTGCTACATATATGCTTAAAAATGAAGAAGAGTTACCAACAGATGATTCTGTTGTTCTTCAGATTAAGAAATTGTATAATATACTATAAGCACTATAACCCTCTCGGTAGTAAAAACCCGAGGGGGTTTAGTTGTATTTTAGTGAACACTTAATCTTTCTCATATCAAAATTATTTACATAAAATACTACTGAGTTTTATTAATCCTACAGATTATTAAAAGGTTCTTGACTTCTCCTAAATCAGATGGTATAATTATTAATTGGTGTGGGGATTTTCTACAAGGAAATTAAATGGCTAAAAGTTACACACCAACAGAGGCAATGCGAAATAACGCCAAAAGAGGTTTAGCTCTACGCGAGAAATACAACAGAGGCGGTCTTGATGCCTCCCAAGCAAACAAAGAAGAGCAGGTCTTGCTTGGGCTAGAAGGATTCTTAGAGAAGAAAAGATTCTCAAGAGTCTCACTAAAGAGAATACACAAGAGGACTTTAGCAATGAAGACTCTTTATCTTTAAAAAAATTATCACTTAACAAAGCAGCGAATGAAGAGCTAATGCAAGCTACTTTTATCGCTCTTGTTCCAGAAGAGGTTGATCTTCACGGAGATATTTATTCCGAAGAAGAAGTTCGTAAAGCCTGTCATTCATTTAATGAACACTCAATGAAAGCTAACCTTTGCCACTTGGTAGAGACTAATGGCTTTTCAATCATAGAATCTTACATTTCCCCTGCTGACATTACAATAGAAGACAAGTTCGTAACTAAAGGAACTTGGTTATCTGTATTGCAATTTCATGACAAAGAATTGTGGCAAGGTGTAAAAGATGGGAAATTCAATGGTGTTAGTATCGGCGCTCATGCGTCTGTTGAATACCTTGAGGATTCTAAAGAAGATGAATAATAGGAGGATGTGTGCAAGATAGTAAAAAAATTAAACGCCCGAGGGCTAAACGCCGATTGAGTAATATCTCTTTTGAAGCTGAAGGCTCTCACTTGGCGCTTGTTAGTGCAGAACAATCAGGCCCCGCAAATGGACACGACTACGCTGTTGTTACAAAATCAACACAGCAATTCTCGGAAGAGTTCTTTGAGAAGTCCGCAAAGATTCGTGTAACGATGGACATTTGCGATTTTCTTCAAAAGTTCTTTGGTATGTATTCTGAAGATGCTGAAGTGCTTGCAAGATTGCTCGGACTTGAAGAATCAGATGAAGAGGGTGAAGACTCTGAAGACTCTGATGAAATGCCACAAGAGTCTTATGAAGACTACATTCAATCTAAATTAGAACAATTCGAGCTTCTGAAATCTCTGTATGTCACAGATAGTATTCCAGAAGTTCTGAGCGCTTGTTCTGAAGACGAGTACCTTGGTTTTTTACGTGACCAAGAAAGACTTGAAAAAGCCTTCAGAAACAACACTAAAGAATCAGACAAGGGTAATACCTTAGTCAAAGGCTCAACTGAAATCTCTGAGGAAACAAAGAGTGATACAGTTGGTGCTAACCTTGAAGCAAAAGTACAGAAAGCCAAGGGTGTAAAGTCAGGTGATTTTGTATCTTGGGATTCGTCTGGTGGTAAAGCATACGGTAAAGTTAAGCGGGTCGTCACAAGCGGTTCTATTAAGATTAACGAAAATGTATCCATCAATGCTGTTGCTGATAATCCTGCTGTTCTTATTGAGATTTACAGAAAGAACAGTTCTGGTGGTTGGGAAGGTTCTGGAACAATGGTGGGACATAAGACAAGTACATTGTCAAAGATTTCAGCATTGAAGAAAGCAAACCTTAGTACCAACGAAATTACAAAAAATGTACATTCACAAATCATTAAATCAGAGGAAGTTATGACAGATAAAGTTATTGAGACTTCTACAATTGATGCTGAAGAAATCCAAATTGAAGTTGTTGAGAAATCAACTTTGGAATTGATTCAAAAACAATTAGAAGAGCAAAAACAAGAACTACAAAAAGCTCTTGATGCTCAGAAGGTTGAGATGGAAGTTCTGAAAGCTGCTAAGGTTGCTCTCGAACAAGAAAAGAAAGAAGCACTTGTAAAGGCACGTTTTAACGCTGTTAAATCTGCTGTAAAGTGCGACGAGAAATCTGAAGTACTTTTCAAGGCTGTTGGTCTTGTTGAGTCTGAAGAAGTTTTCCAAGAAGTCGTTAAAGCACTTGCTGACATGGCTGCTCTGGCAGAACAGAACGAAATGTTCGTTGAAAAAGGCGTATCCGTTGAGGGTGAAGGTAAAGAAGACAAGAATGAGTCTCAAATTGCCAAACTTCTCAAAGCTCGCCATTCTAAATAATCTATTGGAGTATAAATAAATGCTTATCGCTACAGATACCCTGCGCTTTAGCAACACCGTTAAACACGAATACGAGCCTTCTATTGGTTTTTGCCGTGAAGTTGTAACTGTTAATGAAGCCGCTATCAAGACATACGTCATCGGTACAGTTCTTGGTGTTGTTACCGCTACTGGTAAATATAAAATTTCCGTTCAAAATGCAGTTGACGGTTCACAAATCCCTGCTGCTGTTGTTGTCGAAGACAAATCTATCGCTGCCACCACTGATACTAAAGTTCCAGTTATCGCTCGTGGTCCTGCTATTGTTGGTAAGGCTGCTCTTGGCCTTGACGCATCGTTCGGTACTCAAGCTCAGAAAGACGCTGCTTACGCTGCTCTGGCTGCTAAAGGTATTCTGGCTAACGACCAGTTCTAATTTACAAGGAATAATAAAATGGCAACTATTCGCAGTTTTGACAAGCCTTTTGAGGTCGTGGACCTAACAGAAGAACTTTTACTGGTTCCTAATGCATGGGGTCTGGTTAATGAGATGGGCATCTTCCGTTCAGAAGGTGTTACACAACATACCATCACCATCGAAGAGTCCTCACGTACCCTGTCAGTTATTGGTGATCAGCCTCGTGGTGCTCGTAACTCTGTTAACAAAGACGACAATCGTAAGATTCGTGCTCTAGCAATTCCTCACTTCCCCTTGGATGACTACATCGCTCCCCAAGACCTGAAAGGTAAGCGTGCTTACGGTTCGGATGATGCTGAAACCGAAGCTGCTGTTCTGGCTCGTAAACTTGAGCGTATTCGTCAAAATCACGCTGTTACCGTTGAATTTGCTCGTTGTAAAGCAATTACCACTGGTGACATTTACGCCCCTAACGGCACTGTTTCCGGTAACTACTACACTGAGTTTGGTGTTACCCGTAAAGAAATCGACTTCGTTCTGGGTACTGCTAGTACAAACGTCTTGGAAAAAGGCGAAGAAGGTATTGCGCATATCCAAGATAACATTCTGTCTGGTGAAACAGTTAACAACGTTGTTGTTCTTTGCTCCCCGGAGTTCTTTTCTCGCCTAATCAAACAAGCGGTTCGTACAATGGTGAGCGTCTGATTCCCGCCGGTGAAGCGTTCATGTTGCCGATGGGTACAAGCGATACGTTCGTATCGTATTACAGCCCCGCCAACCGTTTCGATTTGGTTAACACCATTGGCGAAGAAGCATACGTATTTCAGTACCTAGATGCTAAAGAGCAGAAGATTGAGTTGCAATCTGAGCACAACGCTCTGCACCTCGTTCGCAGACCTTCTACAGTTCTGCGTCTGTTCTCTTCTAACTAATCTCTGGTTAGTTTTAGTTTGGGGTCGTAAGACCCCTTACTACAAATAATACTTGACTATCAGGTTTTATTTGTAGTAATAAAAGTTTTCTTGCAGGTGCATTGCAGTGCACACCAACGACACGAAAGAGGTCTGCAAGCCTTTTCTATGCTGTGACATAGATAGTGTCTCCAGATATATCCTTCACAGAGGAAACAAATGAAAAAGTGCAGCGATTGTAAAACTGTAAAACCATTTTCAGATTTCAGTAAAAATGTAACTAAGTTGGATGGTCACCAAAATATATGTAAGGCTTGTGAAAAAGTAAGAAGAACCAATAAAAAAGATAAACTTCGAGAACAAAGCAAAGCATATAGAGAAAAGAATAAAGAAAAGATTAGAGAATCCAAAAGAAAACATTATAAAGAAAATCAAGAAAAAATAAAAGCAAAATCTAAAAAATGGTATCTTGAGAATCAAGATAAAGTAAAAGAATACAGAGAAGAAAATAAAGATAAATTAAAAGAGAAAATGAATATATACAGAGAAGAAAATAAAGACGCACTCTCTCTGTACTCTGTAGAATACTATAGAAAAAATAAAGATAAAATTTTAGAATACAGAAGAAACAATAAAGATATTGTAAATGCTGCGACAGCAAGACGGAGAGCACAGAGATTTAAAGCAACACCATCTTGGTTGACTGAAGACCAACTTGAGGAAATTAAAGACTTTTATACAATGTGCCAAATGTTTCAAATTTATACTGGTTTAACTTATCATGTTGACCACATCATACCCCTACAAGGTGAAGACGTATGTGGGTTACATGTACCGTGGAATTTACAGATTCTTGAAGCATCTGAAAATTTATCCAAAAGTAATAAATTACTTGAGGAATATTCAAATTAAATATATCGGAGGAAGTTTTGTTTACAGATATTGAAAAGGTAAGGCTTGAAATTGCTGACACTGAACTGAACTCTATGGGAGTCAACGGTTCAGGGCATACAAAGAAGCATTGATGATCTATTTGAAAGATCAGAATTTTAGTATAGTTGGTTTTTGTCAACCGTATGCTGGTGGTATTTCTAAAGAAGATATTTATATCAACATTACAACTTCCGATAATAACTATGTAGAAGTGCTCAGAGGTGTACCTCAAGAATACGGAAATTACAATGTTAATGAAGACTTTTTTAGTCAGATTGAAAGTACTCGCAATAACCCTTTTGGTGTATAAGGAGTCCAGATGATTCCTCCAAGTAATTATTTAAATGTAGTAAAACAACAAATTCAAAGAGAAGGTGTCACTGTTACATACAGTAGTACAACTCAAGGTGTTTATAATCCTGAAACCTCGACTGTAACTAACAGTACCTCTCAGACTGTATTAAAAGCCTTTCCAGCCGTTTGTACGTTCTCTGAACAGCAGAACCCCAATCTTATCGGCGTGGCTTCTAAAGCCTTTCTAATGACCTCTACTGACCTTCTATCAAAACCCAAACCGAATGATGAAATCCTACAAGGTACTGACAAGTACACTGTAAAGATTGTAAAGGAACACTGGGGTGGTGGTGTATTGTGTATGTACAGAGTACTCTGTGTAGAGGGTTAAGATGATAAAGATTCAGGTAGATTTGGTAAAGTTCAATAAAGACTTTGATGTATTTAAAAATCAACTTGAGTTTATTTTAAAGAAAATCGCTATAGATTTTACAAGAGATTTTTTAGCAAATACCATCAGGAGTACTAAGCTCGGTGATGCTACTGCAAACTTAGACTTGTACTTACAAAGACAAAAAGAATACGGGTACCTCCCTGTACAGGGTCTTGCTAAAGGTTCTTGGGTCACCGAACTTAATAATCCTAGTGGTGTTGTTGACGGTGTATACGATACTCAAGGTACCGGTGAAGCGAGTAGAAAATTCTTTGAACCTGAAATGCAGAATTTTAATGTAGGTGACACTGTATATATTACTAACAGGCTTCATTACATTGAATTAGATGCCAAGGGTGATGTCGCTATTCAAAAAACTTTTTCTTTGAGTTCACAGATTTTTGATTCTGTTGTAAAGAAAGTGAATCGAATCATTCTTAAAGAGAAATTAAAACCGAGAGGTGCTTAAATGTCTCAACTAAAAATTCGCAGAGCATTTGAGAAGGCTCTTAAAAATCTCGATCCCTCTTTTCCGACTGCTTATGAGAATGTAAGTTTTATACCAGTAAAAGATATCCCGTATCAAAGGGTTCAACTTGTACCTTTTGAACCAGAGAATCCGACAATGGGAGATAATTACCATAGAGAAGTAGGAAATTTTCAGATTTTCTTATGCTATCCGTTGAATAATGGCGTAGCAGACGCTTATGGTAAAGCAGAAATAATTAAGAGCTTTTTTCACAGAGGCTCTTCATTTGCTCAGGATGACATTGAAGTTGTCATAAGGGCAACCCCATCTATCTCAGGTGGGATTACTGTTAACGACAGGTATATCCTACCTGTGATTATTGAGTACTACGTTAGTGTGTACTAAGTACACCAAGTTTAGATAAGGAAATAAAATGGCAATTGCACAAGGTATTCGCAAGCAACTGGTATACGTCAAAGAGGCTTCATGGGGTGTTGCTCCTCCTGCTGCGACCGCTGTACAAACGATTCGTCGTGTTACAGGTCAGTTCAATCTTAAAAAAGACACATATCAATCTGAAGAAATTCGTACAGACTATCAAATGGCAGATTTCCGTCACGGAATCCGCTCTGCTGATGGTTCTTTGAACGGTGAGTTCTCTCCCGGAACTTACGCCCCATTCGTCTCTGCTGCTCTTGCTCGTGCTTTTTCAGCAATCACTACGACCTCTCCCGGCTCTGTCACCGTAGCAGGTACAGGCCCATCTTACACGATCAGCCGTGCTACCGGTTCTTATTTGACAGATGGAATCAAGATTGGACACGT